TTGAACGGCACGATGATGTCGAACTTTCCGAGATAGCCGGTCGAAACTTCCGACGTCACGAAATCCATCGAAAGTGTGAATAGCGTCATGGGGACCGCAGTAAAGTCGCCTCCAGATCCAGGAGTCGGATCGTGGGGGATAACGATGTGGTCATACGAAGACGGGTAACCCACATTCACATCAAGTCCTCCGTTCGCCACGAAAGGACTGGTCCACGCATCAGGGGGTCCACTTGTACGGGCCACGTTCTTCGTTTCCTCTCGCGCGCCGGTGCCTATATACCCGGCCTTTCCACCTGTGTACGTGTCACCCCCTACGCTGAATGACACGTCCCAATAGCTGGAGTTCTTAACGCGCTGCCGAAAACCCGGCCTGTCACCCTCAGTGAAACTAGCGCCTTCCCCTATGTAACTGAAGTTTGGCGTCCCTGAATACTGCGTCATCCCTGCGTTGTTGTAGCTCGTCTTGATGCGGCATATAACCAGTTCATCCTTCGCGAAATATGCGTATATCGGCGCATCCGCGTTGAGAAATCCAGCGTTTAAGGCGTTCAGCTTTCCAGCCATCGGGGGCACTCCGAGCGCGTTGTTCCATATGACCGGGTAGGCTATGCCCCCCGTCCGGCGCGATAAGCCCCAGCGGACACTCCCTTCTTTGCTCTCGATGCCGACGTCCCAGCCTTTTACGCCGCCGTCTTCATAGCGCGGGGTCAACGACATGCTGAACATAGTGGATTCCACGTTCGTGTCAGGACCGCCGCCAGATGTTACTGTTCCTGGACTGTAATCTTCATGCGCCACGATCACCGCAGTGTTACCCGACCAGTTCCAATGCCATCCGTAGCCCATAGAGAATGATGGGTATGCGCCACCGAGCGGGACGACGACAATCTTGCTCGCGACCGGTCGGCTTGATGCCAGGATGTAGCTCTCCAGCTTGTCCTTGTCGCTGTCACTCAGCGTGTTGGATTTGTCTGCGATATACCTGCGCAATCTACTCGCCGCGCTGGATGCTTTGAGGGGGAGGATATATAGCTTGTCGCTGGCTACGTTGACAAGCCAGTGCGCGCCGTCGGTTGTCTTAACGATACCAGTGCTGACATTCACTTCCAGCGCTTCTCTGCTGGGTTTCGGCGTCTCTTTGGCATACGTTATGAGCAGCCTTGGAACAGTGCCGTCAATCGAACTTACTCCACCGTAAGCCTTGCTCGCATCTTCTCCGGTCGCCTGCGGGTCATACAGGGGTTCGCTGTACATCGCTTGCACGTACTTGCGCATCCTGCCGGTGAAGCATGAGGCCGGGAAGGTGCCAACGCTGATTTTCTTACCTGCCAGTGACTCATCCGTTGTGGATGTCGTAGTGGTGCCATCGTCGTTCTTCGTCACCAAGGGCGCATATGAGCGCGGAGGCTGCGGATCTACTTGCACATAACCAGTCAGGCCGTGGAGATCACCGGCCATCTGCCCTGATTTCCCAGAGCTTTTGTTCAGCCTGAATTCCCCGTCTGGCGTTACCGTGGCGAATTGTGCTTTGTAAGACTTCGTATTTTGGGAGTCATAGAAGATGCCGGGGCTGAAACGCAGAAGGTTTGCACTGTTGGTGCTTCTCAGGTCGGCGACCCCGCTATCCATGTAAATGACGCCACCGTCGCCACCATCAATGCTGATGTACTCAATGCCAGGCTCTATGCGCACCCTCACAAGAGAACCGTCGCCCATGGTGAAGGATTGCGCGGCATACGGAAGCCCCGTCGCCCGCAGCGCCTTTATGCGACTGCGTGCGAACGGAAGCCACAACTCGCCCCCTAGTATGAGCTTGTGCTCCATACCACATTACTGCGCTGGCATGGTGACAGTCAGCGTGTCGATGGTGCTGGGGGCGTTAATGGCGATGGCGATATTTGACAAGTTCATGTCCGCGCCGCTCACCGCGATAGATCCATCCAGGCGAACCAATATCGTGGATGCGAAATTACTATCCACCGCGCTGGCCTTCATGCGGAAATATCCAGCAGTGCCCGCTGCAATGCCGTTGAAGCTGAGCGTGCCAGTTTTAGATACCGTTCCGGCTGAGGGGGTGCCCCAGACCAGACCAGCGGTTGCGGCCACACCGCCCGTGATGTTGCCGCTGGAAGTCGCGGCCATGGTCGTGACGGTAGCGGCCAGCGCCAAGCCATTGTGGGCCGTTCCAGTTCCTGGGGGCGCCACGACGGTGACCACCGCACCGGAAGCTGTTGCCCGGTAAATGCCGTTTCGGTTAATGGCGTCCGATAGCGCCTGGGCTGTGGTGTTCAGGTCAGTGATGAACGCAACGCCTCCTAAAGGGATGATGTTGAATGTTCCGATGTTCACAGTGTTGACCGAGCCTGATGCGCCAGTCAAGGTCAGAGTGGCAGAGGCCGGAGTTTCCTCCACGTAGGTGGCCGATGCAACGGAAACCCGGCCAAGTAGAGTTCCGGTTGTTGCGGCATCGGCAGTGGCAGGCTGCGAACCGGAGTAAATATCGATCACACCGCCCGCGAAACTAGCGGCTAAGCCGATTGGTCCGACGATGTTGTTACGCAGGGCTGTACTGAGACGGATAGTCATGATGTTTCCTAAGTTAGATGCACGAGTTGAAGGCAACGCCGCCTTGCTGGATAGACACGACATAGCGTTTTTGACCGCCATGTCTTACGATTGCTCCGCCAGCGCGAACACCTGGAGCCACACTCACTTGGCGCTCAGTAAGATTTGCGAAAGGCAGCGCGCGGCAAACGCCACGGGCCGTCCAAAACACGACAGTGCCGTCCTCATCACGGGACCAGTGCTGGCCTGGTAGTGCGCCGTAACTGGCGAGACGGGTCAACGCTTCTGGCGTGTAGCTGTGGATTTGCTTGTTGGTTCCGACAATTAAGGCGGCTTCGGTGGGCGCCAGCATGGTGACTTTTCCGGGAACAATGAAGAAATCATTGGCCGTGTCAAACAGGTGAAAGCCCAACGGCTGCGAGAACCACACTACGGTTTGGTCTTGGCTGGCGAAGTATTGGGCGGCATAGGCCCGGCCGCTCCATATCTGGATGACGTCGCAACCCACGGGCAATGGCTCCATGCCATCTGTCAGTAGGTCCATACCCAAATAGTCAGGTGACGTATTCCAGACCGTGGCCGTGCCAAATGGGGACTCGGCGAACTGGTAGACGGAGCTATTGGCCGGCGCAATGTACAGATTGGTTTGCAGGCCATCGACTTGGCTGATGCCGGAGACCTGTAAGGCTTCACCTTCGGTGATCTCGATCTGCACGGGGTCACTGGGGCCAGTCTCCCGGCCATCGACCAATGTGTAGGTGATGCAAACCTGGTACTGTCCTGCTGGCAGGTTGCCAGTCACAGCGGCCAGCGTTGGGCTTGGTGGAACGCTCCATATCCAGCCGGATGCCTTGCCATCAGGCGAAATGATGCCGGAGTCTGTACCGTTGTTGAAAAAGACTTGATTGTTGACCTCGGCCCAGTACATCGGGGCCAAAGACGTCAGCGTGTGCAGCGCGGTTCCGTCGTAGTCTGTGATGACCCCGGCCTTCACCAAGTACATGCGCAACAGGTCATCCGTGGCGTAGGCACTGGTAAACAGTCCAGCCTGATCCAGCGCGTAGCCCTTTCGGACCTCAAGCGCACCGGTGTCGGTGATGTTGGTGTTATCGGCCCGTGTCAGCCAGCCCAAGCCAACGCGCAGCGGGTCTGAAACAGTGTTCAGACCACGAAAGCGGCTAATGGTGGGCAGTTCTGCAGGAAGCATGGCGGCGATAATGCCGCCGCACCCCGGTATCGACAAACCTTAGCCGCGCATGTCATCCGGAAAATTGCGCTTACCCGTCGCGTACTCATACGCGAGTTTGCAGTGCTTGCGTTTAATTCCGATAAACAGGTTCAGGATGCGCTGCCTCATATCACCCATACCTTAGCCTGCGCCAGTACTCCACGTCACCAGTTGTGAGAACGTGGAGCCTTTTAGGATGGTCAGTTTGACCTTGAAGACTGGGATTGCCATCACCACACCGCCTGGTTATGTTGCTGGCGATTCGCCTGCGTTGCCTTGCGAAGGTCCGCATCTGGTCGGATGCCAAACACGCGGGTAAACTCAATCAGAGCGGCATCGCTCCGCCTGGGGTCATGAATCTCGGCATCTGGCCGGGAGTAGCAACGGTGCTCTGTCCACTTCAACAAATGCCGGTGGTGCGCAGCGGCAATCTCCGGTGCTTCGGTTGCTGAATCCTCGATGTTCTTGAGTGGCAGCCGGTAGGCTTCCAATGTGATCGTCCCATCCGTGCACGGGATGCTGCCAAGGCGCAGCGTGGTATCCAGGTGGATAGCCTCTCGCGGCAACTCGGTGCGGGTTCGCCAGTTGCTGCAGCGGCGGTCCATCTCCACGGCGTCCACCAGGTCCAGAACTTGCTCGCAAGTGCTACCGGTTGGTGTGAACGTGGCCCGGGTGATCTCGGTGATGGCCGGGTGCAGTTTGAACACTCTGGCTGGCGCTGTCACCGCAATAGTGCAGACCGCTGGTGTGCTGGTGTCGTGGATTAGGCGCGCCCGAAGCGCGGCTTCCTGCTCGCCCTCGTTGAGCCAATACGTGATGTCCGCGTCGCTCGACAGGTAATCTGGCTGCAGATCATCTGTGTCGCGGCGGTGTGCGGCGATCAGCTCTTCAAGGGTCACGGCAGCCTCTACTTGGTGCCGAACTGGTCAAACAGGCCGGTTACCTTGCTTCGCAAAGTCTCCACGCTGTTGTTTTTGCCCAGTGTGTGGTTGAAGTGGGTTTTTGCGTAGGTGATCAGCGCGTCCTTGTCCATGGTCGCAATGGCATCGCGTATGTCTTGGTTGTCGTCTTCAGTATTGTCCTGCTTCGGAGCATCCGGTGCCACGGATGGCAGGGGGATGGCATCGCCAGGCACGTAGACGTCTGGATGGCGCAGCAACTTGGCGGCCAGCGCAGCAGGAATGGGCCGGGAAACCCCGCGCTCGAACTGCGTACCGCTGTTGTAGGCTCCGTCAATGTAGGTTTCGCGCTTGCCGATGTACTTGACCGAGACGAAAGCGCTGTCGATCACCACGGGAGCGGTAGAAGCATTGACTGAAGTGTCTGGTTCACCATTGAGGGTGTGGACCACGGCGCGAAATAGGTAATCTTTCGCGCGCTGCTCGGGTGGCAGTTCGGCGTAAGGCAGGAAACAGGGGTGTTCTTTGGTTTCGGCGTTCTTGATCGCGCCATATTTCCAACCTTCGGCCTCCTTCGCGTCCAGCCATGCGGCATGCGAAGCCTCTGGGGTGGCATTCGGGTTGGCCAGGTGCATATCAACACCGGCCAAGATGCTGTCGCGTTGCGCCTGCTCGGCGTCTTCCCATGAGGGCACAAAAATGTCGCCCAATGCAGCGCAATACGCCCGGTTGATTTCGTGTGCGGCGCGTGCCAGTTTTGTGCGGTCCATTGCTTATGCCTCGTTTTATTGAAAAAAGGCAGAGCCCGTAGGCCCTGCCAATAGGCCAACTGCTCGGCTTAAGGTGCGCCGGTGTCCACGCCGTAAACGAACACGTCCAAGATGCCGACAGCAGCATTGCTGGCAACATCCCAATCCATGACGACGTACATGTCGCGGGCCAGCACAAGCGGTGCAACTGCTGTGTTGTCTGCGCGGTAGCGACCAACGGCGTTCACAACCAATGCGGCATGGAAGTAATCAGCATCGTCTTGGGTGGTAACACCATCTACAGCGCGCAGACCGAGCTTTGCGGTTGCTGTTGCCGTGAAGGCATCGGACACGATCGAAAGCGAGTCGGTTACCAAGAAACCAGCTGGCAAAATACCAATGATCAACTCGTCAGCTGCGGTGGGTGCTGCAGCGCTGTCGCCGTCGATCCATACGCCGCTGGCGTTGGTGGTGACATTGAAACGGTGCTGCGTCACATTGCCGTAGGGGGTGGGTCCGAACTGCGCAGTGCTGAACAGTTTCTTTTTCGTAATGGTGGTCATGATCGACTCCTAAAGTGTTTGGGTATTTGGACAAAGGGCCGGATTGCTCCAGCCCTTCAGTGCGCTTAGGTCTGCAGGCGCACAACGCTGTCGATGGCAATAGCGCCGTAATCGGTGTATTGCTTCTGGTCACCGTGGTCGATCAGGAAGCGGATCTTGCTGCGGCCGTTGATGGCACCCAGCAGGATTTCCAGCTTGTCGCCGTGGTCCAATTCCTTCTCACTGAAGAAGAAAGGCATGCCGCTCTTGGTGTGCTTGCCCCAGGCTTCAGCCAAGGCTTGTCCGCCCAGCAGAACCGCACGGTCAACCGCGTAGGAT